CGTCCGCTACGGCCGGGGACATTGGTGCGGATTAGTATGCAGGTGTCGCGTATGACTGCCCTCTCTGAAAATGAAAACATGATTCATGAAATCATGCAAAAAGGAGGGAACCTCAAAGCCGTGGCCAACATCATTGCACATGCAGCAATTAACCGCGAACAGCTCACAGGCTTACGGAGGCGATGGTATCGCTTCATCCTGCTTAACCGCGTCGAGAAGCTCTCCTTCCTGTTCAGTTACCTGAACATCGTTTTCAGGCAAATGGACCCGCAGTTTTTTTTTCTTATTACAACATCGGTAAAAAGGATGAACTTCCTCGAAACAAAGACTCCGGGACATTCGCAGGGGGTGAAACATTCTGGGGAACACTTGCCCTCATTCAGCGAACATTCGGATTAACACACCGGGAAACACTTTGGGGTGACAGTTGGATCAACATCGTTATCAAGATGCGCGATATGCCATATTACAGGTTAAAAACCGACGATGAAAAAGAAGCTGCAAACACTGTCGATGGGACAATTGATATTTTGAAACAAAAATTCGCAAAGTACAACGCACAATGAGCGCTCTTCTTTTTGATGCCCGTATCAACAGCGACCAACTGAACAAGGATGTTGCAAAGGTCAATGAAACAATTCGTCAGATGACCGATGACATCAAGACCGAAGGCAGCAAGATTGACAGCATATTTGCCAAGGTAGGGCTCGGAATTGCCGGTTATTTTGCCGTTGACAACCTGTCAAATTTCGCCCGGGAGATGGTGAATGTGCGCGGCGAATTCCAGAAATTTGAAGCGGTTCTCACCAATACACTGAATGGAGACAATATAAGGGCTTCAGCCCTGTTAACCGGACTGTCGGAATTTGCTGCGAAAACCCCTTATCAGTTACAAGACATTACCGAGAATTTTGTCAAACTTGCCAACCAGGGAATTGTACTGACCCAGCAGGAGCTTGTCAAGCTCGGCGACTTTGCCGCTGTAACCGGGAAACCAATCGGGCAGCTTTTCGAGGCAATCATGGATATCAACAATCCGGAGCGGTGGAAAGAATTCGGCGCACGCATTCAAACCGAAGGTGAAAAGGTAGCTATTACTTTCCGGAACCAGCGAGTTGAGTTTGAACGGACAATTGAAGGTGCAAAGAATGCAATTGCCCAGCTCGGAACAATGAAAGGTGTCGAGGGCACCATGGAGGTAATCAGCAAAACCCTGCAAGGCCAGATCAGCAACTTTCAGGATGCATGGGATCGGATGCTCAACGACATGGGAAAGGCCAACGAAGGTACATTCAGCGGCTTGATTGTAGGGGCTACCAACCTGGTTGATAATTACGAATCAGTTGTAAGCAGTCTGAAGGTGCTGGTAGCTACCCTTGGGGCTGCAAAGGCTGCACAAATCGTTTATAATGCGGTACTGGTCGAGCAGAAAGCCGTAAACGCGCTGGTCATTGAATCAAATGGTTTCCTTGTTGCTTCCGATGCCAGGGTGATACTGTGGAAACAAAGGTTGTTAACGGTCCAGCAGGCGCTCAATAAATCGATGCTGGCAAATCCATACGTTTTGGCAGCCGCAGGTATCACTGCAATGGTTGCTGCAATGATGGTTATGAACCGGGAATTTCAGAAAGCCATTGACGCAAAAAAACGGTTCGACGATAATACATCACGCATCAACGAAAGCTATGAATCACAGAAACAGAAATTATCGCAGCTTATAGCAACGTTGCGCGACGAAAGCGAGGCCGAAAGCCGCAGGATCGAAGCGCTTGGCGAACTGCAAAAGATGTATCCCGGGATATTCGACAACCTTAATATTCATTCGTCAAAGCTTGCCGATATCGTTGACAAGGAAAAACAGGCAACCGAGGCCATACAGCAGCGTACCCTCCAGGAACAGGCTAACTATCTGCAAACACTCCGCCAACGGAAAGCAGAGCTTGAACGTGCTGTTGCTACCGAGAATTCCGATTTGTCGGCAGGCATATATACAAAATCATCGCAGGTATTGCGAACGACCCGCGACCGGCAGGAGCTCGAACAAACATCAAAACTCCTGCAAGATGAGACCGACAGGTATAACAAAATGCTGGAGCAGCAAAAGTCAGCCGAGGAAAACGCAAGGAAGGAATCGGAGAAGACAATCCAGCAGAGGATAAAAGAGGCCGACAGCATCAGGAAGCTAAACGATCTGAAAAAGACCTGGCAGCAAAACCTTGAATCGGCCACATCGCCAGGCGACCGGTCGAAATACATGGCGGAGCTCGCACAAATCGAATCGTCACTTGACCGGATGCGTGGAGTGGCCGGGAAAGCTGATGAAACCCCGGCTGAAAAAATTGCGAAGGACATCGAGAATAAAAGGCAGGCTTATGAGGATTATTACACTGCCGTAAAGCAAATGGGGAAAGAGTGGGCTGAAACCGAATATGCAACACTCCTCCAGCAGGGCAATAACTTTGAGCAATATCTCCGGAACCGGCTTGCCGCTACAAAAGACAATATCCAGGAAATACTCGCAATAATCCAGGCTGCCGAAAGCGCCGGGTTCAATCTCGGTGCGACAAAAGAACCAACCATAAAGCCGATTGATACAAAGCCTATATCGACAGTTCTCGATACTAAAACACTCGGAACAAAAACATTCCAGCCTGTTTTGACCAACTTCGAGAAAATTAAGAAATGGGTCGAAACAATCAGGAAGGAAATCAGTGAATGGGATATGGAGGATATCTCAAAAGCATCCCAGCAAACGAGTCAGTTTTTCGGTGAATTGGCTTTCCAGGTGCGCGACATTGATAAAAACCTGGCCGACATGCTCGACAATATCGGGGGTGTGTTCAACAGCCTGGCAAACATCACAAGCGGGAATATCTTGCAGCAATTGGCAGGCGTTACAGGTTTGATGACCCAGATGTACTCGATTGCGATGGACACATCGAAAATCGAAGATCGTTTGAGCAAACCCTGGGTGGAATTTGAAAAGTGGATTACAGCCAGCAACCGCGCGTTGCAACAATATATTGAGCTTCGTGATGCTGCAATCGGTGAAGAATCGTACCGTGCAACACAAAAGGTCATTGACGAAACGCAGAAGAAAATTGACGCAACGCAAAAGAAGCTCAATGAGATGCAGATGTCCTGGACGATCTCCGGCGAGGGATGGTTCAATGCACCATACAACGAAATCGACCGGAAAGTAGCTGCGCTTGGTGAGAAAATTGGTGTCGGGATGTTTGAACTCGAAGGGGAGTTCAAAGAATGGGGAGCTGCATTCTGGAAAACAGTAACCGGCGTTTTTACATACGACCTGGACCAGATATTGACCGATGCACAGGGAAACTTTTCAGTCGACCGGATCAATGACCTGATCAACCAGGGAGTGATCACCGATTCAAAGGTGATCGAAGCTGTCGACAATTACAACCAGCTTCTGAAAGACCTTACCGAAGCAGAGCAGGAGAAACAGCGATTGTTGACAGCTACACTTGCAGGCAATATCACCGACAGCATTGTCGAGGGTTTCCGCAATGGTGAACGCACCATTCAGGATTTTGCCGACAACTTTGAAAGCCTGATGCAGGAAGCCCTGTTGAATGCAATGAAGGTGAAGATGATCGAACCTCAGATTGCAGCCTGGGCCAAGGAATTTGAGCAGGCAATGTCTGACCAAATCCTCACTGACACGGAACGGGGAAATTTGAAAGCCCAATGGGACCGGATTATTTCTGCAAGTGCTGAATATCTGAAAGGCCTTGAAGATACTGCAGGTATTGTTTCAGACATAAGCAAAAAGCCACAGGGTGCAACGGGAGTTGTAAGTTCGGTAACCGAAGAAACAGCAGGGTATCTCCTTGGCCAGCTCTATGCCATTCGTGAAAAAATCAGCAGGAGTTATGATTTCAATGCAACTGTTCAGATGCAGGCAATCAACAATTCTGTATCGTATTTGTCGGAGATTGCACAGAACACACGTCACAACGCAAAGTTGAACACTATATCCGATCAACTCCGCGACATGAATAATTACCTGAAATCGATGTTATGACCATTGACGGGGTGAACATATTGACCACATATAACCTGAGACTTTCGACGGTAAATAACCATCTCAATATGCCGTCGCGAAAGAAGCTTTTCAATTATCCTACTTACCGGGCTGCCGATATTCGCTTTGAGGAAAAGACTTTCGAGGTTATCCTGTATGGGTTTTATTCATCGTCAACACAATTGAAATCCATGCAGCAGGGATTACAGAATATCCTTGATGCAAAAGTGGTGCACGATGTTGCGATACCACGGCACCAGATCAATAAAAAGTGTGTATTCAAGAACGGCGTTTCGATAACAACAGAGGCGAACTACACGATTGCAACTGTTAAATTGCTAATCACTGAAACGAATGAGTAACTGGGCGATTGACGGAATTGATTTTCTCGACTACGGCGTTTATGTTTCGCGGTCACAGGGAGTGATCGATATTCCTCCACTGGCGAACATTTCACACGATTGGCTTGACGAAAACGGAAAGGAGTACTGGGAAAATGAAGTCCGTTATGGTGACCGTGAAATTGTGCTGAATTGCTGGATTCGTGCGGTGGCTGCTCCCCCGGTTTCGGCTTATGAAAATTTCATATCGAAAGTACTTGCTTTTTTTTCTGCGATATACAGTGCCGGGTCGAAGACATTGACCACTCCTTTCGGGTATGTGTTCGATGTTCATGTGATGCATGGGATCGACGTTACCCGTGAATGCAATTACATTGCAGCGGAACAGATCGGGACTTTCACTTTAAGGCTTACGGTGGTTGGAGATACAGCATATAAGGCGCTGGCTGTATTTCGTTCAGGTACAACCCCGGTTGGCTTTCTGTTCTATGATGCAAATGGATTGAAGGTACAAAAACGGTTGCTGGGCGAAAACTATGTTTCCTGTACATTTGAGCAGGACAACAATGTGGTATTTCAGCGCAACGACTACATATTTGTCGATGTCACAGGCAACAAATACGAGAAATATTTTGTCGACAGCGATCCCCAGGTCAGGAAATTGTCGGGTAACAAGTTCGTTGTAAACTACCAGTTCATCCATGAATCGTTCAGGCTGAAAAATTGCGCTTTCCTGTTCGACAGCGACGCAGAATTCTTCTGGTATGCAAACGTCGAAGAGATTGTTGACAAGATCATCGAAAACGCCGACCGGACATATCCGGGATTGTTTGTGAAAGGAACGGTTGACAGCACCTTGCGCCGGAACCATGCCTTCTCGGGCGAAAATTGTCACCAGGTATTACAGAGAATAGCTGCCGAATACGAGCTTGAATTTGATTTTGTATACAACTATCCCGTTTGGACAGTTAATGTCCAAAGCAAGATTTCAAGGAACTGGCCATATACTCTGGAATATGGACGTGGAAACGGATTGTATGAAATAACCCGTGAATCGGTCAATTCCGACAACCTCTGTACACGACTGTACGCTTATGGATCGACAAAGAATATCCCGGCCTCGTATGGTTACAAACGGTTGAAATGTCCGACAATGCCGGTTGTACTGAACGAATCGGTACACGGGAAAAAGGAGAAGGTTCACATTTTCGATGATATTTTCCCGAACCGTACCGGCACGGTCGAAAGTTACCTGCAGTTGATCAGTCCCGACGGGGAAACTCGTGGAACGGCAGGGACCGAATACGAGGAAACCGATTTTGAGGTTTACCGGATCGGGGATACAACTCTGTTCGATATCAATGAGTACCTGCTTGGAGGGTTGACGGCAAAGGTTTGCATGAAAACAGGCCAGTGTGCCGGGCTTGAATTTGAAATACTCCGTTACGATCACGACAATCACTTTATTTTTCTGATCCCCTTCAAGGACGAACGGGGAGAGAAATTTCCCAGTGCAGCATTTCCTATTGAGGCTGGCGATGAATACACGCTGGTTGATATTGAGCTTCCTTCCGAATATCTCGACCAGGCACATGCCGACGTACAGGCAGCAGCCGTCGAACTGATTGCCGACCTGGCTGTTCCCGATGTGGTATACCGGGCAGTTGTGGATCCGGCTTTCATGCAGAATAATTTTGACGGACTTGAAGAATATAAGGGTTTCAACATTGGCGATGCAATCGGGATGATTGATTCTGACCTTGCCCTGAATTCGCTATGCAGGGTTTCAGAACTGACAAAAATCTATTATACCGGTCAGTATGAGTTGGTGCTTTCGGAAAGAAAAATGCTGACGGCCCGTGAAAAAATGAACATCAGGCTTGACAGGATCGAGCGCTATCAAAAAATCACAGGAGACGACACAACAGAGGTGGCCCGCAAGGATGTTGAAACCACCAATGAGCTCCGCAACCGTATTTTTGACCCGGCAGACGACCTTATAACATTAGATCGAAGGGTGCGCAATGAAAGTATCGATCCCCGGATGCTTGCCTACGATGCTGGTATCCCTCAATATGTGGTTTATGGGTGTCTGGTTGAAACAAACGTCGATGATAATCCCGAGAAAATAAGGATTGGAGCGGGTGGAATTATTGTTCTGAATTGGGCGAACAATACCCTTGACCGTTACGAGATTAAGAAAAAGATCGACAACAGCGAGGAATACAATCCCAGCAGGGAGTGGACAGTTCAGGAGACCATTATAGAACTGCCAACCAGTGAAATGTATTTCCTGTATGCAAAGCTTCCCCGTGATGAAATGGTTACAGCGGCTACCATTTTTGCGGACACACAAAACATAAGAGTGAAGGACGAACAGGATTATCTCATCTACATGCTGGGAGTGATCAATATTGCCCAGTCGCCCAGGGTCCCTGCAATGTTATGGGGTAATGTAAAGCTTCGGAATGGTCGTGAAGTTGAGTTCGATACGGTTGAAGAATACATTGTTTGGCGATATGTAGGTGAAGAAACATGGAATAACCTGATTGCATTATCGGAACTGGAGGGTGCCCCTGGTGAACCCGGAAGCCCAGGAGCAGCGGCATTTCTGTATATCGCCTATGCTTCTGATGATGAAGGCACTGGCTTTACCATGATTTTCGATCCGGAACTTGATTACATGGCCATTTTGACGTCCACGTCCGAGATTGTAGAACCAGAAGCTTCCGACTTTACTGGTCTGTGGAAAAAATACAAAGGTGAACCTGGCGCTCCGGGAGCGAATGGCATTACTCCGCATATCGGGTTGAACGGCAACTGGTACATTGGTGAAACCGATACGGGAATCTCGGCAACCGGATCCGACGGGCAGGATGGAGAAGCAGGCGAAGACGGTATTTCAACTTACACCTATGTAGCCTATGCCAGTGATAATGCAGGTTCTGATTTTTCGCTCACCCCTTCCGATGAACTGAAATACAGGGCTGAAATTCATGTTGCCAGTCCGCTATCACCTCCGACGAGTAGCGATTTCTCAGAGGCTGTCTGGGTGAAGTATATTGGTGATGATGGTGACCCGGGAGGTGGTGGGGATGCAAATCCTGAATTGCATATTGATTTTCTGGATGATTCTGAATTTGTGTACAATGTTCCGTACGATATGAAATTCACCTCAATTGACTACGAGGATGGTGCGCCTGTGCTCGACCCGCCACTGAATACCGAATTATCGAGATATGATAAGCTGACAATTACACCGTCAACAGTCGGTCTGGTGTCGCTGTATGGTGAATATTTATAATCTGAAAATATGGGATCGCATTACATACAACACGGAAAACTCAACATTGACGAGGAATTACTCGACATCCTTTGTCCGGCAGCTGGGTATGGCGAAACGCCACCCGATCCTTCGATTTATTGTCCGGCACATGGCTACTATCAAAGTGATGATTGGGAAGCGCCGATAACATTGATTGATCCTGAAACCGAACAAATTCTTCTCTTGTGCGACGACCTGGAACAGGGGGTTCTGTCATGTTATATGGCTGTTTCAGCAGGTAACAAGAAGATAGAATTGTTACGTTCAGACATGACCGTGATTTCATCTGCGGAATTCTCAGCAACCAGTTATCAGCTTACATTTCCAACAAAAGGAACCGGGACATATTACATTGTTCGATTCACGCCGGTCAATGCGGGAGCATCAATTACTACGTTTTACAGGACATCGTTTACAGGATATGTGACTGGGTATCGCATTTTAGCTGCAAAATTTTATACGCCCAATATCACAACCATTGCAAATTGCTTTGATGGGTGTTTGTCGTTCAAGGAATGTGAATTTTGCAGTACCGCCGATTCATTGGCGAATATCAGTTATGCCTTTCAATACACTGGTGTCGAAAAGGTGATTTTCCCAGCATCTCTCCCAGCCTTGACTACAATGGCTTACACCTTTGCATATACTTTCAAGGTTAAAAAAGTTGATTTGTCTGGAGTCGCTTTAACAGCCTTGCAGAATCTGACATACACATTTTATTACAGCAACGTTCAGGAAATCATTCTGCCTGCATCACTCCCGGCATTAACAAACATGACATCGTTTGCCAATTATGCAACATCGCTGAAATCTGTTACATTAATGTCAAGCGCAAATAGCCTTCAAAATATTGGATATGCATTCAATTATTGTTATTCGCTCGACGGAACCGTAACCTGGCCCGCACTCCCGGCACTCACAACAGCAAATGGGGTATTCTATAACTGCTATAATGTTAAGAAAGTCGTATTCCAGGGTGCTTCGAATTCATGTACCACAATTTCCGATATATGCCGTACTTGCAGGATGCTTGAAGAATTGACCCTTCCATCATCGATGAATGGTCTTGTTTCTACGAGTGCTTTCGGGTACTGGATATATCAATGTGATGCACTCAAAAAACTTGTTTTGCCTGCGAGTATGTCTGGATTACCGGCAGCACTACAAGGATGGACAGGTTATTTCTCGGCCATTATGGAATATCTGACAACTTGCGATAATTATGGCACTAATAATTTTGATTTTTTTATTACATCGCATCAACTGAAAGAATTTTACCACCCGGCAGTACGCTGTTCCAGATTTGCCATAGGGTATTCAAACACGTTACGTGCACCATGCACATCTGTTGAAATTGACTGGGCAAATTCGAGTTATAGCGGGACATCACCCCAAATTACTCTGCGTGCCGAATTGGATAAAACAGAGCTTGAACGGATATTCACAGCTTTGCCAGCTGTGGCAAAAACTATTACTTGTAGCTCATGCCCGGGGTATGCCTCGGCTGATAAGTCGATAGCGACAGCGAAGGGATGGACGGTTAACTAAATACACGACAAATATGATTGAGATACCAACAAACCCCACACTTGAAACACTGAAAATTGTGCTCTATGTTGCCTTAGGCATCATAACTGTCATGGCGCTTATCATTGCCTACTTTTTCCGACAACGCGAAAGCGGAGAAAGCGCACGGATGTCAAAGATCGAAGAAATAGTTGCTACAATTGAGAAAACGGTCAATAACCTGGATAAGATTGTTGCCTTGATAAAAAGCCGTCAGGAGGATTCTGATCCTCGAACAGAGAAACGGCTCAATGAGCATTCGATGCACCTGAAACGGCACGACAGGCAGCTTGCCCGGATTGAAACAAATTTGAAAATCAAAAATAAGGAGGAATAAGAATGAAAAAGTACTTTGAAATTATCTCAATTCCCGTCGCTGTGGTCCTGCTGTTGCTGTACAACCATGTTGCCCATCGGGTAGGTCTGCATGTGTTTACCTGGGAAATGTTCGGGAAAGTTTTTGTAGCCTTCCTGATGTTTTTAGTCGCACTCGGATTTATCCGGATAGTATTTGCCGTAATGTTCGATTTTGCTTACCGTTATTTCGATCCATCATTACAAAATCATAAAACATCATGGGAGGAATTAAAGC